CATCTTCAACGTGGTGTCGGACGATGACGCCAGCAGGAACACTTCGGTGTCGCTGTCCTTCTTCAGGTTGAAGGAGACGCCGCCGATATTGAGCACCGAAGCTTCCTGGTCCTCGCTGTCGGTACCCTTGACCTTGACGATCGACCCGGCTTCTTTGAGGTACTCCTGCTCGCTGAAGACGTGCCGCTCCGTGCCATCCTGAACATCACGCGAGCGCTCGCGAAACCGGGTGAACGACATTCAAGCATCCTCTCGATCAAACCACGGCGGCAGCACGAGCGGAGGCTCAGGCTTGCGTGGTTCTTCCTCTTCTTTGGGTTTGGCTGCGGCTTCGACCAAGGTCATCAACGGCAGCTCCGTGAGCTGCGGCCCGGTCCAGGGATCAGGGTACTGACCAGTAGTCAGGGTGACTCCGGCCTGGCTGCGCCGGGCATTCCCCATGTTCGAGGACAATGAGGACAGGCCGAAGCCACCGCTGCTGCCTCCAGAGCCGCCTGACGGTGGCGGGGTCAGGACCAGCGTGGTCTTGAGTTCCTTGTCGTGTTTGACCCGGTAGGTCAGCTCAGTGCATTCGAAAACGTCGAAGATGCCTTCCGGCGGGATCTCGACGTAATGGGTGTCACCGATGTCCCAAGGCTGGCCGCTGGGCGTTTGGACGTGGAAGACTTCGACGGTGACTTTCTTGGTCGTGGCGTTGCGCTTGTTGGCTTCGAACCTAGCTCTGCGCTCAAGCGTTTTGTCGTCTGCATCACCGTAGTGCTGGACCGTGAGGGGGACGAAGTCCTTGACGCTAGAGTTTTGGACTTCCTTGAAGGTTTTTTCGAGCGCCTTTTTACCCCACTTGTGCTTTTGGGTGCGCTGACCTTTGACTTTGACTTTGGATTTCGCCTCATCTTCCGATTGCTCCGCTGAGAATGTCAGGATGTTCTGGCCGAGGATCAGAGGATCGCCACTACCGGATTCCGAACCGACCCCGTCGGTCACCCGCAACTTGCCGTCGCGAGTCTCATACATAAAGTAGCAATTCTCCATCGCAATCCGGTGCAGCTCGTCGACCACCCGGTTGCCATCGCGAAACCGCATCTTGTCGAGCTTGATGACCTCGCCCTTCCAATCAAGCTGGGTCTTCCATGGCTCGACCAGCTTCTCGACCGCTTCCTTGGTCGTCGGCTGCATCATGTTGGTGGTTGGATGCTGATGCGAGCTGTCGATCAGCCGCTTGGTCTTGCCGCGCGCAGTGATGTGGATAGTGTACTCGTTCGGCCCAATCGAGATTTCGTGGCCATGACCTTCGCTTGAACCTTTAGGGTGCGGCTGGCGGCCCGGATAAGCCTTGATGCCGGTGCCCTTGCGCATCTGCTTGTCGTCAGCCTTGTCAGCCTTGCCCTGCCGGGCATCGACAGTGCCGGTGAAAGCAAGCTGGCCGCCGACATAGGCTTGGATCTCAGCTCCGGCCATCGCCTCACGCACGATCGGGGCCGGCGGCACGCTGCCGCCGAAAATGATGACGCTGAGCGAACCGGTCAGTTCGTCCTTCTTACGCAGCAGTGTCATCTCGATCCAGGTGGTCAGCTCGCCACCGCCGACCGTGATCACGACTGGCTTCATGTGGGTGCAATGCCCGCCACCAACGGCTTCATTCTTCCATTCGCATCGACGATATTGCGCTGCTCCAGCTCACGGTGCCGCTTGGCGTCCTTGTAGATCGCGTAGGACGCGACCAGCGGATGCACGCCGCCCATGAAATCGACGATGATCAGACCAGGCAGCCGGTAGGCCAGGTCGTTCATCATTTGCTCGAACTGAGTGGCGTACTTGCGCAGCTCCAGGAACAGCGTGTTGTCGCATGCGGCATAGGCGGCGTGGGCTTCGTCGTTCAGGACCACGAGCACCTGATCCATGGCCGTGAGCGCCTGGTCGGTATAGGCGTATTTGCGCGCCATCGCCGCCTGCGCCATGCCGATCGCCGCTAACACCCGCTGCCGGCTGAACACCGCCTCTTCGCTCTCAACCGCTATGCCGGCGGGGAGCCTGGATGTTTTGCTGGCCACATTGGCCAGCTTCTTCATCAGCCGGAATTCCTTATCGGCGTCGCTAACGTCGTGGTCGATGATAGCGAAGCCTACGGTCAGCGCCCGGTCGACGTTCTTGGCCGAGGCCGCCAGGCCGTCATCGTTGGCGACCTCTTCCATCTTCAGCACGTCGCGCCGGTCCTGCATGGGGGCGTCCGGCGGCAGCACCTGGTGCGCTACCGTGGCGGTGGTGTGAACTACGAGCTGCGCGGTATCGATCACGTCAGCGCGCCAGGGCTGCGCCACCAGGGTCGGCTGATAGTCGCGCTGGAACGAGGCGCTTGAGGCAGCATTCAGACCGGTAGAGATGATGCCAAACAGCAGACCGGCGATGCCGCCGATCCCTTCGTTGGCTTCGACGAATTCGAGTTCGGCCGTCGATTCCCCGGCCTTGTCTTCGATCGCGTCTTTGAGCTTGACGCTGCGGCACGCCACCATGGCGGCACCGCGGGTCGGATGCACCAGCAGGCCAGGACCAGGCGACTGGCAAGCCTCGAACAGCGCCTGGCTGTCGCTGACGTGGTCATCCTCACGGAACACGGCAGTGAGGTGGTAGACCCGGATCTTACGGCCAAGATCGGCGTATTGGGTGTCCTCGCCGAACGGGAATTCACCTTCAGCGCCACGACGGCCACCTTCGATACCGGCATCGGTGCAAAGAAACCCGACGCCCTTGAACGAGGCCGGAACGTAGTCTTTGCCGATCGCGCAATTGGTGCGGGACATATTAGTTCGCCAACCGGCGCATGGTTTGTTCGATGCACTGCGGCGTCTGCGAAATCAAGTGCAGCTCCTCATCGGTCGGATGCCGTAGCTTGAGACCGTCGTCGAACACGGCCCAGGCCACGCAATGCGTGCACAAGATCCAGTCGCCCGGACCGGGTCGCTGCACAGCCATGACGCGCTTGGCGAATGGGATATCCTCGTGACAGTTAGGACAAAGCGGCATGTCCGGTTATCCTGCGGAAGCCGTCTGTCCGCCGGTGTCGCCCTTGCTGGCCCCACCGCCGGTGACATTGGCATTGACGTTGACGTTGATGCTGGCCCCGGAGATCGCGCCGACGGCCGCCGCGCCGATCGCCGCGCCGACTCCACCAGCGCCGGCCATCATTGCACCGATCGCGCTGGTGCCTGCGCCTTCGATCGCCGATGCGCCGCTGCTGAACACGCTGGCAAATGAGGCGCTGGCCCCACTGATTTCGCCAACAGCCGAAGCAAACGTTGCGGTTGATTCCTGAAGCGACCCGTCGATCTTGATCTCGGGCAACTCGATCGGCGCTCCCTCTGGTTTCCCTTCTGGCGACGGCACTTCCATCTGCCGTGGCTTGCTGAACCAGTCCTTCAACCATTGATCGATGGGGCTTGGTCCGGTCAATGCTGGTGGCAAAATGGATTTGGGCGGGGTTTCTTGTGGTTTCGGCTCTTCCGTTTTTGCGCCTTCTTGCTTAAGCCGATCCAGTTCGACTGTGAGCCGATTGACCTCCTCAAGAAGCTTTGTCTTTAGCTGCTCGACCGAATCGGTCGATACTGGTGCACGGCCATGCGGTCGCAGATCACTGGCCTTGGCATCTGAACCATCTGCCAGCTTCCCGGCGTTGACGCGGTCGAGCGCATCCTGCGTTTTCTTACGTCGGTCCTCTGCATCCTTGTATTGATCGTCGAGGAGCTTTTGTTTCTTTTCTTCAGCACTTGGTTCGCTAATGCCTAATTTTTCTTTCATATCTTTTGTTAGCTTATCTTTGATGTCATCAGGCAGCATCTGCCAAAGGCCGAGGCCAGCTGCTGCAGCTTTGCCGATCATGCCCATCGCCCCCAGGGCATTCATGACCGCCGCAGTCTGTTGCAGCTTCGCAGCATTGCTAAGCTCACTGGCCGCTCCGGTTAGCGCGAACCCTGCACCACTGAGCGCACGCACAGCCGGGTTTGGGGACATCATGCCTTGAGCGCCAGCGGCATAAGCTAAAGGAGTAGCAGCAGCACCGATAATCGGCGACATAACCGATGAGGCCGCATAGCCCCCGACGGCACCGGCGATGCCGGCGGTGCCGACCCATTTGTTGATCTCAGCCTGCGATTTGCCTTCTGATCGCATCTTCTCCATGTGATCGGTGGCGTATTGCAGTGTTGCAGACACACTTTCGCCAGCACTGATAAGCTGTGGGCCAAACAGCTTGGTAATCGATCCAAACATCCCTTCAAATTGATTGGTGAGCTTCTGGCCAGTGAGATTAAGCGAATCCTGAGTCAGCGTCCGTATTGCACCGGGATCGCGTTTCTCAGCCATATCGAGTTTGCGCTGAATTTCCGGAGCGTTGTACAAGTACATCGACACCGTATCGATCGCACGCGCATTGCCGACGATTTTGTTGGCAAGGAATTGCATATCCTCAACCTTGGTAGCATCGAACTCTCGCTTGAATAGTTTCTCAGCCTTCTGCAACGGCTCTGGTTTCGTTACCTTCCCGGTCGCTTCATCTTTGTGAGGCGAAAGATACTTAGCGAGGAACCCCGGCAAATCGCGCGCTATAAGCGCCGGGTCCAGCATGGTGTCGGTGACCCACGCGCGACCCTGCATGTGACCGGTGATCAGGCCCATTTTCGCAAGAGTCTGAGAACGCTGAACAGTTTGCTCGATACCGGAAAGTTGCTTAACCGCCTGTCGATAACCAAGCGCGGCCTGAGTGCCCATGTCTTCGCCCATCAGCAATGTCGCGCCAAACGCGCGATTGCCGACACCAAGGCGAGTTGAACCCAGATATTTGGAAATACCCTGCACAAACGTGCCCGTCATTTCTTTGCCGATTTCGGGCTGTATTTGTTGCATGTAATCGAAGAAATTTTTCATTCCGGTATCGCGTGGTTTCAATGCCCACGGCTTACCTTGATCTTGTTCGCGAAGCTGCTTAGGCGTAAGGCCAGCTTGCCAACGATCCAACTCCTGCTGGCTGATACCCTCGCTTCTAAACGATCCCGCCTCGTGCTCGCCCACTTTCTCCTGGTAGGCAAGACGGCCCATCATGTCGGCCGCTTTCGCAAACGCATATGCCTTATCTTGCGCTACATCGAACGATTGGCCTTGCGCCACGCCAGTGCGGATCAGTTCTTCGAGCCCACTGGCAAGCTGCTTCGCGCCACCTAGCGAAGCTGCGGTGCCGAAGGTCTCGGCGAACAGCGCGGTGCGCTGGCCGGTATTGAGAAAGCTGCCACCGGGCAGCTTGTCCTTCTCAGCTTGCAGTTCACGAATCAGTTGAGTAGCCACAGTCGACGGCGGTGCGCCACGTTTCGTGGCCTCCGTGTCCGTGTATTTGCCAGTCAGGATATTATCGAGCTGTAAAAGTTTTACTTTAGTTTCGCCGGAATCGAGATCACGAGTGCCTTCCCGTACTCCTTTGAGAATTTCATGCAGGGTTTCGTAGCCAAGCAGGCCGAGACCGACGCCGGCAGCGCGTTTGAGCACACCACCCGCACCGGTAGGACCGCCTTCACTAACGAATGGCTCTGTCGGGGGTGGACGCGGCGGCACACGCGGACCAGTCGTACCAGCTCTCGTACCCCAAGGAGACCCCCGGCTCTGTTGCCGTTGACGTGCCTCCTCTTGTTCCCGCTGACGTGTCGCTCGCGCCTGTTGCGCCTGCTGGCGTTCCTGTTCGCGCGCTTGTTGCTGCGTATAGTCTGCGAGCCCGCGATTGGCGCGGATAATCTCCTTAACGCCGGCAACACGCGCTGCGGTGCCTTTTTCTTCGATTTGCATCAACCCGCGCTGTGCACGGATGATCTGCGACGTGGTTGCCAAATGCGCCCGAGCAGCTTTTTCTTCCTGCTGCGCAGCCTTCGCTCGTTGACGCCCTTGATCTTGTAGATATTGATCTAATCCGCGATTAGCGCGGAGAATTTCTTTAACTCCGAGAACGCGAGCTGCACTACCTTTTTCTTCAATCTGTACTAAGCCGCGTTGAGCGCGAATAATTTGCGCCGTGCTCGCCAGATGTGCATTAGCCGCTCTCTGTTGAACAGTAGCTAACTGCCCAACAGCGGTCTTGGCTTGATTGGCGGAAGTTGCAAGAGGTTTACCTACCGAAGTCTTATTAAGCGACTTGGCAAGCTCATGCATCTTCTTCAGTTCGGCATTGATCTTGGCGATCTGAGCCGAGGACTCGTCGATGACCTTGAGGGTTGCTGACTCGACGAACGAAGCGATGATACGTTCCTAGCGTGGCTTACCGCCGGCAAGAATGATCCGGCTCTTCTGCTCTTGCTGATGTACTTTGCGGAAAGCGCCGATACGCAACGTCAGCAGCGGGATCGTCAACGGTCGTAAATCGCCAGCCCCCGCTGAATAATAACGGTAGGTCTCAGCATGCTCTATGATTCGACTGGCAACCCTAGAAAAGGCGGCAGCACCTGTTGCATGATTGTAAAGCCGTCATTGACGGTGATCTGATTCAGCGCCCATGTCGGCAACAACGTTAACGACGTTCCTAACGGTTTAGCCAGATTGGCAATCAGGAGACTGACTTGCTGAAGCCTATCAGGAGTCGCCATGATGTCTTCGACATCGCCATAATTTTTGGCCAGAAATTCCAGTTCCCGGATCGGGTCTTTACCTTGGATTGGGATTGGTTTGCCCAGCTCGTAGACAATGGCCTTGTCGATGCCATCTCCCTCGCGAATGATCTTGCCTTGTGTGCCATCACTTTCATCCAGCTTGGAAGCGATGGCACGCGCCGACGGGATCGTAAGCTTGACCAGCTCTGATCCGGTTATCTTGGCTACCGAACCATTGGCGTAGTATTCCACTTGTCGCAGCAAGCGCGCCCGCCGCAGCCGGCCTTCCCAGGTTTTCGGGTCTTTAAGCGCACGCGCCTCATCAATGCATTCAATGTAGCTGGTAAAGCTCAATGGCTTGACGACAGCGCCGTCGATCAGCTTGTCGTCAAGCCTTAGTTCAATGGTAATCTTAGAGCCGTTGAGCTGCTTAAGGTCCACCATGACTTATGCCGCCACCGCGAAGGTCGCCGGAATTTCATTCGGCGTGCTGTCGAGCGTGCCTTGCGGCAGCATTTCATCGATCTCCCGAAACGCGATCGTCAGCTTGGTTTCGTGCGTGTCGGACTTCTCTTCGCCGGTCCCGGTGCCCTTAGCGGCCGAGTACACGAGACCGTTGAAGTACTCGACCTGCAAGTTAACGTCACTACACCCCTGATACATACTCAAGGGAATACGGAGATCGCGGATAACCGAAATCTCGACCTCCGGATTGGTGGGTTTGCGGGTGACATAGCCGTGTGGCAGCGGCTCGTTCTTGTAGGGACACAATCGCCACGTCGGCAGCGTGTCGCTCGCCAGGACGTGGGCAATCGGACCATAGACCGCATCGGTGTCGCAGTCGTGGAAGGTCATGAGGATGTTTTTCACGCCGACTTGATTGTCGCAGGTCAAAGTTGCCTCCTGAGCGTCTCGGGTTGGGGTGGGTCTCCCTTTGCAGGGAGACCCAATTCATTCTCAGCGGCGTACCGGTTGCCCCGGACGGCCTGCCTGCGGTTGCGGCGCTGGCTGCACCGGCTGCTGCCCCGGCCGTGCACCGGCTTGCGGCGGCACCGGCTGCTGCCCTGGCCGGGCACCGGCTTGCGGCGGTACCGGCTGACCGGAAGGATGCCCGCCACCTGGCACCGGCTGGCCTGACGGATGCCCGCCACCCGGCAGCGGCTGACCAGAGACGTGACCCTGCCCTGGCAGACCCTGGTTAGGATGACCACCGCCGGGCACTGGCTGGCCAGAGACGTGACCCTGTCCCGGTAGACCCTGATCGGCGTGACCGCCACCCAGCAGCTCGCTCACCGTGCTGAAGCGGTAGCCAGAGGTCGGGCTGAATACGAGCACCCAAGCCTCGCCAGTCGGAAGCTGGCTGGCTTGGCCGCCTTGACCGCCAGGAAGACCCTGGTTTGGACGACCGGGCTGCTGACCAGCAGGAAGCTGGGCCGCATGGCCAGGGCTCTGTCCCGGCTC